GAGATGCTGCGCTACTGTGCGCCGCTCTTCGAATCCGCGAGAATCTATGCGAAAGGAGCATAAAAAAGATGTTAGTTAGCGTTGCAATGATAGTACGGGACGAGGAGAAGAACATAGAAAGAGCGCTTCGAAGCGTTCTACCGGTAGCGGATGAGATAGTGATACTCGATACAGGTTCCGCTGATCGGACAAAAGAGATCATCATCGGGTTCAACGATCCAAAGATCAGACTGTATGACCACGAATGGAAAGAAGATTTCAGCGAGGCAAGAAACGCATCGATCGCTTTATGCGAGGGAGACTGGGTATTCATCTACGACGGCGATGAAGAACTTACGGAAGAGGCGCAAAAAGAACTCCGGCCATTGCTTGAATCTCAGCCACCGGAAGTGAAGACGGTTATGATGGTCACGCGCAACATCATCACGGACACACTCCAGGACTCGCTCACACTCCCTCGAATATTCCGCCGCGGCACAATTTCCTACAAGTATGCGGTGCATAACCACCCGCAATACGAACAAGAGGCCATTACCACGAACCTGATATCGAACCATTACGGTTACCAGTGGACTCCGGAGCTCAGAGAAAAGAAGCGCAAGCGGCTTCTGTCGATGATGGAGAAGATACTCAAAGACGAGACGCTCAGTGGGATGGAGCAGCTCTACTACAAGGCGCAATACTACAAAACGCTTCTCGTGTGTGAGCAGAAAGAAGAAGCCTATACGTACGGCAAGGCGTTGCTCACAGAAGTGAGAACGACGAAGACCATCCCCGTAATGATGCACGACATCTTCGTGCTTCTTGGTTTGCAAGCGCTCGAATACAACGAACAGGACATTATCAGAGCGTGTATCTCTGCGTCGCGGTCAATGGCTCCTGATTGCCCGGACTCTTACATTGTCGAGGAATTGATGTATAACGCGCTCAAGCAACCTCTTAACGCCTTAAAAGCCTTTGAGACGTACACGGCGAAGGTTGCGGCTTTCGACAAGAGCGGGTGCCTGTTCACGTTGCAATACGAGAAGTATCACGACGTTGCGCTGATCATCGGGGCAAAGGCCGCGATTGAGACCGGGATGATCGATATGGCGCTCGTGATTCTGCGGGATGTGAAGGCCACGACGATCACGACGTGGGCGGCGGATGAATTGATAAGAACACTCGCGCAAACGCAACACGCAAATGTCTTAAAACGCTTCGAACCGGCTATTCTTAAGCTCGCCGATCACGAACGGATCAATCTCTCGCCTTACTACTCTCGGTTGTACGGTGAAGCCAATCATGAGATGGCTACCAAACGCAAGAAGATCGCAATCATCGTCGCGCCGGGCCTCGCTTCATTCCTCCACGGCGTGCGACACGAACTCGCGCGGGATTATATCGTGCAGACGGCGGTGGTAAGTGACATCGAACACGCGAAGCAGTACATCGCCTGGGCTGATCTCGTTTGGTATGAATTTGGGAACGAGCTCGCAGTTGCCGGGACAAACAAGTATCCGGCAAAGAAGACCATCATCCGCGTACACGCTTACGAGGCTTACAACGGATTCCTGAAGCAGATCAACTACAACAACGCCGATTGTGTGATGTTTGAAGCGGAGCATATTCGCGAGCTCGCCAAAGATATTGTGCCAGCGGATAAAGTTGCGCTCGTGCCAATGGGCGTGGATACCAAACGTTTCACTTATGGCAACCACGGAACCGGATATAAGATCGCCTACGCCGGACATATCAACGCGCTGAAGAACCCGATGATGATGGTGCAGATAATGAACCAGCTCGTGCGGTTGGATCCCCGATACGAGTTATTCTGGGCCGGCGAACTCCAAGACATTCGGCTTTGGCAATACCTCAAACACATCATCACACAGCTTGGGCTGGAACGTAACATCCACTTCGTAGGGCATCAAAAAGACATGAACGCCTTCCTCGAAGATAAGAACTATTTCCTCTCGACATCCTACACCGAAGGGACCGGCATGGCAATCCTCGAAGCGGAGAGCAAAGGAATTAAACCGATCATCCATCACTTCTGGGGAGCAACCGACGTGTATCCCGAGGAATACCTGTACAACACCGTAGACGAGGCCGTGCGGATGATCCTAAGCAACCAGTACGACAGCGAAGGATACCGTAAACACGCCGAGGAACATGGGGAAGAAGCGCAATTGAACGCGATCAAAGACATAATTGCAAACCTATTAACCGAATCACAGGAGGTGAAAACGGTGTGACAAAAGAAGTTCTGATCCTGCCTTTCCAAACCTTCTACGATTCTCGATACGGCAGGGTTGAACACTCGAAGAGAATCGCGGAACAACTCAAGAAGAATCTCGACCGGAAGATTGTGCCGTATCCGATACCAGTACTTCTGTCTCACGAGAGCAAAGGTGGCAAGTACGGGGAGATTAAGGCATTGCGGATAAAAGATGAGGGGCTCGCCGCGGATATCGAGTTCACTTCGGAAGGTGAGAAGCTAATCAAAAGCGGCCGGTATGACTTCTTGAGCCCTGCCTATCACGACAACTATATCAACAAGACGACCGGGCAAGAGGAAGGGCCAACACTTTTGGAGATATCGCTGACGCCTATCCCGGCACAACCCGGAATGCAACGTATCACGCTAACAGACGCGGATGGAGAACACAACTTGATAACCTGGAATGTAGAGATTGACATAGAGACGGCCTATGGAAACAACGACAAAGGAGCTAAGAGAATGAACGCGAACGATGCAGAATTTGCTGTTGTCAAGCGCTACGAAGAAGAACTCGCAGCCTTGAAAACGCAAAACAAACAGTTTGAAGAGAAGCTGAAAGCTCAAGAGGAAACGCTTACCAAGCAATTCGAAGAGCAGATAAAAGAGAAAGACGGCCAGATCAAGAAGCTCAGCGATGATCTGGAAACAATGCAAAAAGAGAAACACACGATGCACGTGCAGCAATGGAGCGACGGCTGGCTCGCGAAGAGCAAGGCCCCCGCGCTTGTGAAGATGCTGGCAGATAAACTGGTCGAGGATCCTAATCAAGAGAAGTTCTTCGAATCAATCCTCGAAACATCGACAACCGTCCCGACGAAACGCTACGTAGGATTATCCGATTCCGAAGAAGCGCCTAAAGGGGTAGACATTGACAAGCTGGCTAAAACGTTCGCCGGCGTGGAGGTGAAATGATGAGTTTGAAAACCGAAGGGTTTGAAAGCGGATACGAACTGATGGTATCCGTTGCAACAAACGCGACGCTGTCCGCGAAACAGGTGATGGGATGGGATAACCTCACGGGGTTGTACAAAGCCACTCCTACGGCGGTGACCGTTACGACCACGATGGCGACGAGCACAGCCACAGCCTTAACAGCAGCCACTTACGCGATCGAATATGGTTCTCCCGCGATACTATCCGTATCAGTTGGCACGTCTACCACCAAGATCACGACGAACTACTCGACGAAGGTCATCACGATATCGAGCCATACGAAAAACGCAGTTATCAAAGTTGGTTACAACATGTACACCTACGAACCGTGCGCGGTGCTCTCCGAAGATGTAGATAAAAACCAAACGATCGGATACGCGAAGACTCTGCTCAACGGTGTAGTGGCCGATTCTGATCTGTACGGCACGCTGAGCGCGGACACAAAAGCGAGACTGGCAAAGAACGGCATCATTGTGCTTGAAAGAGAAGAGGTGACCGGATAATGTCAACGTTTAACAGCGCATCTTGGACTACGTTACTGACAAAAGTTATGCAACAGATGAGGGATGAACCGTATTTCCTCACGCAAATGCTCGGATCAAGCAAGATATACAGCCCGACAACCACGATCAAATGGCGAATGATCACCACTTCCGGCAAGATGAGCTCCATCGGATTGCGTGATGATCCGGCGCGGCAGATCGATTACAAGAACACAGCAGAAGACATCACCGTCACGCCGCCCCAAATCTTCGAACGCGACAGCATCGAATCGACGGAAGCTTTGACTTCTTCGTTTAATCTGAATGAACTTGCAAACCTGAATGACGCTTCGGATATCACGCGTTCCTTCGCGTATTCCTACGGCGTTAAACTCCAGGGGCTTCGCGATCGGCTTAAACGCCGTATCGAGTATATGTTCGGACAACTCCTCCTGACTGGGAAAATCAGCTTCACAACGACTGAAAGAACATTTGAGCAGGATTACAGAATCAGCACAACCGGGAAACTTGCGGTGAGCAGTTCAACGGACCCGCTCGAACTTATCGGCGCGGAATGCGAGACGTTCGCGCAAACACTCGGGATGTGGCCGAACGTTATCCTGATGACCCCGTATCTTGCGCGCGGGATCATGAACCACTCAAAAACAGAAAAGTATATCAGCAAAAACAATTACAACTTTGGGTTGCTTAAGCCTCGGTTTAATTCGCCGAGCGTTCGGTTCATCGGTGAGTTCCAAGAGTTTGGAATCCCAGAGATATACGTGTATTCCGGGACCTACGCGAACGATTCGAACGTTGCGACGAAGTATATCCCCGAATCCTCAAGCACAAGCGGAAAGATGATTCTGCTCAATACAAGCCAGTTTGCTCTCGGCTACGGCGCGGTTGTCGACTTTGAACTCAAACCCGATGGATCCCCAATTATGACCGATGTCATCGTCAAAGAAAAGATTCCCGAAGCATCCGAAGGGCACACGAAGACTATATCGCTACTCTCCTATCCTCTCCCGATTTTGTATAACGCTAACGCGTGCAAAGTATTTACAAGCACGATATCCTAATAGGCCACGCCGGTATAATGCCGGCTGGTCCTTTTTAGAGGTGACCGGATATGACAGTGGCGCAACTAAAGGCTAAGTTCCCGGAAGACTTGATTAACAGCTTGACGGAATCTGACGACTCGATTCTTACCGTGCTGCTCTCGGAAGCGGAGACGTTTATCAACTCGATTATTGCAATCACAGACACAACCCTCAAAGAGATACACGAAACGTCTTACGTGATTTACCGGTTATATGAGCGGCACGGATTCCAGGAGCAGGCTCAGGCATATTACGATCGATTGATGAGCGCGCTCAAGAAGACAACCGGAACAGATGCGGCGGCCCCTTCTTCGCAACACTATATCACGGCGGGCACTCAGGTATTCACAACAACCGTAATGGATAAGTGGTGATGTTATGGTCATCACGTTTACCTATACCGACAAAGGCATTGATACGCTTACCAAACGGTTGAACAAGGAGCTTTCTGATCTATCGAAACCGCTCAGAGACGTAGCTGTGTATATGAAAGAAGAAGTGATGGAGAACTTTGAGCAAGAAGGGCGACCGAAGGGATGGGCGGCGCTCGCTGACAGCACAATCGAGAAAAAGAAGAAGGCAAAAGGCGTGAGCGGCCAAATCCTCGAGTTCCACGGCAAGCTCAAGCAATCGATCAACCTGCGTTCTGATAAGAGCGAAGCGTCGGTATTCTCCGGCGTGTTCTACGGCGTGTATCACCAAACCGGCACGCGAAAGATGCCGCAGCGGGCCTTTATGCCGTACTCTGACAGTGACGGGATTCCGCCGTTCGATACCAAGGGAATCGAGAACATCAAAGACATTCTTCTTGAGCATCTGACAAGGGTGTGTGATTGATATGTACAAAGAGTTGCTCGACGAGATAAAGAACACGTTGGATACGGAGTTCCAAGCGGAGACGATCAAGATCGGCGCGCTGAACTGGGCGAAGAACGCGATCTATCCGTTGATAGAGATATTGCCTGGAAGAGCCGATCGTGCGATGTATGTGAGCAGCGCCGGCGCGGCAAAAGAAAAGCTCGACTTCACGATCATCTATGCGAACCGTGGCACCTTCGCGCAAGCTGAGGAACTGGAGAAGAGCAACGCAGAAGCGGCAGAGAAGATCGTGGCGATATTCAAAAACAAGAACAGCAGCATCGAAAACCGGCGGGTGTTTTATCAAGTGCCCGGATACGCGCTCGAGCGAATACTGGTTGAGTCATCAAACCATTACGTCGTGGGCGCGGCAATCGAAATACAAATCGAAACAGTGAGGTGATAAAGTGGCAGCGTTACAAGGTTCTCAAATGAAGGTGGTAGGCAGACTTGAGTCGTCCGGGACTAACGTTCATCTCGGGTTACTTCAAAGCATATCGCCTTCGATAACGAACGAGGCCGCCGAAGAAAAAGGTATTGGCGGTTATACCAAGACCAGAATGACCAAATACGATCAAGCGATCAGCCTTGGCGGATTGGTTACAAGCAAAGACGTTCTCGCGTTCGGGACAAACACCGGTGAGGGAGTCCCCCCCGCGGTTGAGTTGAGAGTACACGATGCAAAGCTTGGGAGTTGCTATTTCGGGAACATGACTATCAGTGGTGGGGAGGACGCGCCGCTCGAATACTCGCTCGATGGAATGTTCTTAAGCATCACGACTGGTGCGACAGCACCCACGGCGATCACTCCAGAGACTTACTTCGTTTTCTCAGACGCAACGATCACGTGGGCGAGCGAAACGGATGTGATTCGTAGCTTCTCGCTCAACAAAAACCAAGACGTTACCGGGATTTACGGGACTTCATTGTCCCCGACTGACGTGGAGATTGGAACGGCTACCTACGAGGGAGAATTTGTTATTGCATCCTCTACCGTAAGCAAAATTGCGTCGGGCGCGTGGGACCCGGCCAAAGCGGCGATCTCATTCGAAATTAAATATGTGGACGCATCGAGCGCTTCTCACAAGATCACATTCTCCGGTACTGGCGCGAAGATTACCGGCGCCTCCGGAAGAGTTGACCCTGATTCCGAGTTTGAAGTGACACAGACCTTCTCATTTGAAACATTCACCATCGCTTAGAGCGCGGGGTAAAACCCGCGTTCTACTTTATTTTTGAAGGGAGAGAAAATAATGAATCTATTCATTGGACCGCAAGACACGTATACCGTGAAGGTAGCAAATACAGATATTACTCTAAAGCCGCTATATGCGGACGATTACTTTACAAGCGTATCGTTATTCCGAACGCTCGCGCAAGTTTTCACAACCGGGCAAAAGATCGAAAAGCAGGATATCGACAGAACGTATGATCTACTCACAAAACAAATTGTTAAGATCGAGGGTGTGAGCGAAGTAACAAGAGAAGTCGTTAAAACAATGAATCCATCGGCGATGATCGAAATCGTGATGGAGATTGCGAAACACACGCAGTTAGAAGGCAAGGATAAATCCTTTCGTCAAAACGCAGGTGATTAAAGACAACATACCAATCGAGTACATCATCTTTCGAAGAATCGGATCCCTGCCGTGGGGTTGGAAAACACCTATGCGGACGGTGTTCGCACTCTGCGAGTACGAGAGGCAAATAAACGAGTTGAAAACGGCAAGAAAACGCTAACAAGCATTGAAGGGAGAGAAAAGAAATGACAGAAGAGATAACGCTATACGTATCCAAAAACACCAAAAGAGAAATCACGATCTTCGGCAAAAAGATAGTGGTTCGGCCGATCACCAGCATCGATTACGCGGAGAACCTCGGGAACATCAAAGCGTTCGGCGAGGGATTGCAAAACGCGGACAACATCAAGCCGGAGATAATGAAGGCGATCGTGTACCTGTTTTCGAAGATGATTGTGTCGGTCGAAGGGTACGACGGCGCCATCAACGAAGAGTTTGTCAAGAGCTTCACACCGGAATTTATGATCGCGCTGATCCCGGTACTGGTTAGCCTTGTATCCATCAACGACAAGGAGCGATCCTTTCGTGCGAGCGATGAAAAAGCTCGGCAAAATCCCTGATGAATACTGGCTAATCAAACGGATGGGCGGTTATCCGAACGGCTGGGATGAACCAATCAAGAACGTGTTGGTGTTATCTGAATTTGAGAAGGCGGAATAAGGAGGTGAGCGGCAATCGCAAACAATCCTGAGATAGAAATCAAGATAAAGGCAACGAACGAAGCGGCGAAGCCCTTAGCTGACCTTGAGAGAGCTGTAAAAGACACCGGCGATAAAGCTAAAGAGGCGGCAAAGAACACAAAAGAACTCGCGGCGCAACAAAAAGCGGCGGAAAAAGCGGCCCAAGAACATAAAAAAGAATTGAACGAGATGGGCACGGCGCTCCAAACCGTGGGCGCGGCGATGGCGGGAATCGGCGGCGCGATAACGGCCGGGCTCGCCTCCGCCGCTAATTCATTCGCAGACTTCGACGCGAAACTCAAAGACATACAAACGAGCACTGGCGCGACAAGCGAAGAAGTCGAGATGATGTCAAAGAAGATCACACAACTCGGCGACGGCGCTACGTCAATCGAACAGATTACGCAGGGATTCAGTGCCTTAGCGGCAAATGGCGCGTCTCTCCAAGAGATGAACGTGATCATGGAGAGCGCCACGCAGTTGATGAGCGGGTTCGGCGCATCTGCCGAGACTGCATCCGGCATCTTGCAAACAGCTGTCCGAGCGTACGGCGTAAGCCTTGAACAGTTAGAGACGACAACCGATCAACTCGCAGAAGCATCCAAAAGCATCGACATGAGCGTACTCGCGGATCAACTCCAGAAAGTCGGACCGGCAGCCAGCGCGGCGGGCGTATCCATCAGCGAAACGGTTGCCGGGTTGCTCTCGCTCAAAGAGAAGGGCGCGAATACGGAACAGGCCGTTCAGGGTTTGCGGAAACTATTCACCGAATTAAGCGCGCCTTCCGAGGCGTTGAAGACAACTCTTGAAGGGCTTGGCGTCTCGCTGGAAGATCTATCGAATCCGGCATTGACTCTAACAGACAAGATAAAGCTGCTCAGGGATTCCGGTCTCGATGCGGAGAAAGCGTTAACAGCATTCGGAGCTGAAGCGGGCGCGTCGGTGGCGTTACTCCTTGAAGACGGTGGTGACGCGATAGACGGCTATATTGAGAAGCTCGAGAACTCTGGCGGCGCGGCCAAAGACGCGGCGAACCGGATGGAAGGATCGCTCAAAGGCGCGATAACCAGCCTCAAGAACTCGTTTACCTCGCTCAAGAACTCGATCGGCGCGTCTGTTGCGCCTTTATTCACCGGCATCGCCAACGCAGTGAAGGGACTTGTGCAGTGGTTCGATAAGCTGCCGGCCCCGATCAAAGGCGTCGTGACGCAATTTGGCGCGATAGCCGGAATGGGCGCGACGCTTGTGGGCGCGTTATCCGCGATCGCCGGGACGATCATCAAATCAATTGATAACTTCAAGAAGTTCGGCGACATAATGAAGAACCTCTACACGACAGACCTGCCAAGGCTTGCAACGGGGATAAAGGAAGTCGGAACCAAGATACTTGAACTCGGGTCAGTCGCGGGGAAAAACATATTCAGCGCGCTAAAGGCCGGCGCGGCTGCGGTAACGACGGAGATCAAGAAAACGGCGCAGGAGTTCTCCGGATTCCAAGGCGCGCTCAAAGCCGGGATAGCAGTCGGCGCGTTTGCGGCGATGGCTGCCGCCCTCGGGCCGGTTATTGAGGCGGTTAAGAAAGCGCGTGACGAAGTCGAGGCACTCAAAGAAAGCATTGCGGATATCAGCGGAGTTAACATCGAGATGTCCGACCTCGAGAAGTTCACGGCGAACATCGCATCGCTCGGCGGCCTTATACCGGGCGTCAAGGAATCGCTCGAGACAATGTTCATCGCAAACAAAGTAACGGATTATAACAACGCCGTATCTACCAATCTTGACCTAATGGAGCAGCTCGCGCTCGCGTGGGCTGATTATAACAAAGGCAAACTGACGCTCGAGGAGTTCACCGCTGTACACGCCGACCTCAACAACAAGATTGAAGAAGTGGTAAAAAGCGCGGGTGGAATCAAGCCAGCATTTGGATCCGCTGCTGATGGCGTTACGGAATTACGCGACAGCATCGACAAGCAAATGAGCGAGGCGGCAAACATTGCAGAAGGCAAGGCAAAAGACGCGGCCAGTTCTATTGAGAACGCGTTCAAAAACATAGACGTTCATCCTGACTTACTACCTGAGAGCGTTGTCAGCTCATTCAAAAGTCGGCTTGGCGAGCTCAACTTCAAAACGATCGAAGAGTCGGCGAAAAACGCATCAGAAAAGATTAACACGTTCTTTGACGTGCTTGGGAAAGAGGTCGCGGCCAAACTCGGCGTAATAGACGGCTACGAGTTCTCGACGATACCAGGGAAAGCAGCGCAAGCGGCCAAAGACGTACTCAGCGCGTTCGTGGATGTGGGCGTGGACGCCAAATCGGCGCTCGATATCATCAACACAATCGACTTCAAAGGGTTGGCCGTATCGGTGGATGACGCGAAGAAGCGAATCACGGACTCGCTGCTGGCAGTCGGATACTCGGCTACGGAAGCGGAGAAGTTTGTCAACGCGATCGATTTTGACACACTTAAAAAGAACGCAGCGGGCGCAAAAGACGACATTGCGGACGCCTTCACGAGCGCGAAGAACAAAGCGTTGCAAGAACTCGAAGAGATTGACAACAAGAAGTTCGATATGCTACGGTCCAATCTTTCCAAAGCGGTCACCGGTGCGATAGAAGAAGCAAACCTCAACATTAAAGACATGAGCGATAAATTGGACAAACTAAACGGCAAGAAGATCGCCGTGGCATTCGACTTCGCGGAAGCGGGCGCGTGAGTATGAGTTTAGAAAATATGAAAGCGAAAATAGAAGGGATTGGCGCCGCAATCGACGCGATCAATACCAAAAAGATCGTGATCCCGTTCGAAAGCGAGGCGGCTGCAAAAATCGACGAGATACAAACCAAGCTGAACGCGCTGATAGAAACGGAAGCGCTTATAAAAGTAAACGCGGACGAGGTAACAATCGCAAAGGCCAAAGCCGAAGAACTGCTGAGCAAACTGTTAGAGATAGAAAACCTCGGTGTGATTAAAGTGCGAATTGAAACGGAGGGCATATAAGATGGCGGACAAAGGCGCTCTCGAAAAACTTAATCACTTATTGGGTCTTGTTGCCGAAATAAACGGTAAAAAGCTAAGCGTAGACGTAGACTCGAACAGCATTAACCAAATGGAATCGGCGCTGACCGGCGTGTCCAACACATTGGATAGCGAAATTGCTAACACTAATGCAGCCGCGCAGCAGCTTGTAGAAGACATTAAGACCGCCGTGTCTGAAGCGTTGGCGGAAATCAACGTTGGTGCCGGGAACATTCAAAGTGCGGTTCAAAACATAGACTTCTCGGCTCTTAAAACATCCGCAGAAGACGTTGCCGTGAACCTTTACGACACATTCAGAGATGCCGGGTATTCGGCTGCTGAAGCGGTCGAAGAACTCAACAACATAGGGTTCGGCGGCTTAATGGAAAACGCTGAAATAGCCGCGGCGGTGGTAGAAGAAACTATCGGCGCTTTGGGCGATAAAGTGGTATCAGACTTTGGAATAGCCATGAATGCGCTTGATTTTGCGACGGTAGATGACAAAGTAAAATCGCTCGCGAACAGCATCATGTCGACGCTATCTGACCTTGGCGTAAGCGTGCCGGACGCGCTGGATAAGATAACGCAAATTGACTTCTCGCCTTTGGCTACATCGGCAGATAAAGCGGCAGTTGGAATATATAACGCTTTTCTGAAATCAGGCTACTCGGCCGGCGAGGCGTTGAACGAACTCAACAAGTTAGGGTTCGACGGTCTGATGAACAACGCAAAGATTGCGGCGGGAGTCGTAGAGGAAACCATTGGCGCTCTTGGCGAAAAAATTGCCACGGACTTCGGTGTGGCCGTTGGGGCAATGGACTTTTCAACAGTAGACAACAAGGTTCAAGCGTTGGCGCAAAGCGTGATGACTGTGTTCTCAGATATGGGTGACAGCGTCCCGGAAGCGCTTAACAAAATCAATCAGATAGACTTCTCTCCAATCTCATCTTCGGCCGAAAACAACTCTCAAAGAATTTACAACGCATTCCGGGAAGCCGGATACAGTTCAGCGGAAGCTCTGCAACAGATGAAAAACCTCAACTTTGACACAACAACTCAAGAAGCGGAGGCGGCCGCGCAAGAAGTGAAAGCGTCGTTCGCACAAGCAGGTAAAGAGGCCGCGGCTGCGTTAGGCGTGGTGAATGATTTAGAGTTTTCCAACATCGACAACAAAGTAGAAACGGCGGCGGCAAATATATATCAAACCCTGTCTAACGCGGGCGTTGACTCTAAAACAGCGCTCGAAGCAATCGACAAAGTAGACTGGACGGGCTTGAAACCGACAGCCAACGAAACAAAAGCCGATCTGATCGCTATATTCCAATCGGCTGGAATGAGCGCGGAAGAAGCGCTCAATCAAGCAAACAACGTGGAGTTTGAGGTTCTCAAAAGCAAAGCGGAAACTGCGCGCGAATCAGTCGCGGCTTCGTTTCAATCACTTGGAAAGGTTATCAACACCGAGATTGGGCAAGTGAACGAGAAGACCTTCGGACAGTTTGAAACGAACGCTAAAAGCACTTTCTCGGCGGTCAGCTCATCAGCTAAAGAACAGATCGACGCAATTAACGCGAAACTTAACGCTCTGGACGGCCGCGTTGTGAATGTGACTGTCCTCGTTACGGAGAAGAAGGGGTGATGAGATGGCCGAAAGCGTATTAGATTCTTTGACTAAAAAGGTCGATCAGTTAGAGACAACAAAAGCCGTTACAGTCAACGCGGACGTTTCAGATGCCCAGTCAAAGATAGAACGGCTTGCGTCGACATTAGAATCAGTCGCAAAAAAGGCAGAAGACCTCGCAAAAAACACGTTAGATGTTGGAAACAGTATCAAAACGTGGAAAAGCGCCGAAGACCTCGTGACAATATTCAATGACATAGTAAACGCCGGATTATCGGCAGGACAAGCGATGACGATGCTGGTTGATGCGGGGTTCGATGATCTGAGAAGCAACGCGGATTTGATGGCTTCGTACTACAAGAAAATATTCGGTGAAATGGGAGACAATATTGCTAAGTCGTTGGGTGTGGCTTCTAACGCGCTTGACATTGCGACTTTAGACGATGATATAGAATCGCTGTCAAACAAGATCATGAGCGTACTTGCGGATATGGGGATTGGCTTAAAAGAGGCCGAAGATAAGGTTAAAAAGATGAACTTCTCCCCTCTCGAAAAATCGGCAGACGAGGCGGCAGCCGAGATATACAAAGCGTTGACAAGCGCGGGGTACACGTCCGAAGAGGCACTAAAAGAACTAAACAACCTCGGGTTCGAGAACGTCACCGGATCGCTTGAGAAGCTCGGCGTGGCATTGGGCAACGTTGGCGCGGAAGCAAACACTGAGGGAATCGATAAGCTTAAGGATTCGCTATCGGATTTCCCAGACGCAAGCGGCATTTTTGACGGCATCGATTTCGACGCAGTAAACGCGCAATTTACAAACATATCCAATGTAGTTGTCGGGATCAATGTCGCTCTAAAAGATGTAAATGATAACTTAGGCGACTTCCAACAAAAAGCACAAGACGCCTCCGGCGATATGGCTGATTTAGTTGAGAAACTCAAGAAGATGTCCGAACACACAGGCAAGTTAAAAGAAAACCTCGAAGGCCTTACCTCAAAAACCTGGACGATCAACGTTGTATACAAAGAAACCAAACAATAAAGGCGGTGAACGCCGTGATACTTGAAGAGCTTATAGCGATTAGAAAAGAACTCGAGAACATACAGAACATAGACATCAATATCGACAAGCAGATCGATAAAATTGTTGACAAAAAACTCGACTCGTTACGGCGCGAATTGGATCAGCAGGTGAACGGTGTCATTACCCCCCGTGTGAACGATATATACGCCAGAATGTCCGTGAACGAGCGCAAGACTACACAAACCGAACGCGACATAAAAGAATTGCCGAAGCGATTCTTAAGGAGACAATAAAATGGCGGCCTACGTATCGAGAATCATCACAAGCATTGCCGATCTCAAGATCGAATCATTCAGCGCAACACACAACCGCGGATATACGCCGAACACGGCAGAGCTAACGATCGTCACAAAGAAGACCGAACCGTGCCCGTTCTCGCTCGGAACGGAGTACATATTCTACGCGAAATCCGAATCAGAACCAGGTGAAGGTTCGCAATCCGAAGCCTTCTGCGGTTATCCTTATCAAATACGATGGGAAGAGACAGCCGACAGCACGCACAAACGATGGTACGTGAGCTTCATTGATGCGCTCGGCGAGATTGAATCCTACGACGTCGACATCAAACCGACAGGCGAAGGCACGGACGCGTTGCAAGACTTCTACAAAACCACGCTGCCCGCGACTTACTTCGGCGCGACAATCGAGAGCTTCTCATTCCAAGGGAACGGGTTGCAAGGGTTGAGAGAGTACGACGCGTATCGTGGTTACTGCCCGTATGGAGGCGACGGCGACGAGGTAGGATCGATGTTTAACCCGCCGAGCGGATATATTCGCGTCGTATCCGGCGGCGATAGTCTACCGGGCTCTTATGCCGTAAAGGTGCGTGCGCCGTTTACCGATCCAAGCGGGGCGGCGGAAGAGGTATCTGTGACGTATAGCACGGCGTCCCAGCAGTGGTGGATTCCGTTCGCCGCGAAGAACGACGATAACACAAAGATATTTGTGCTATTTATGACTTATGTTAAGCACGCGCAGGTTTATGTGGAAGAGGGAAGTATCAACCAATTATATTTTGACGATACGAATACCGCGTTCGACGTGTTTGCGCAATCATTCTACGAAGAAAAAATGCTTGCAAACGACTTATCCGCTCTTGGGTTAACGTTTAGCGCAACACTCAAACCCTTTTTTATAATCCCAGAAGACGACGATATATTTTTGACATTGGTTATTCCTTGGAGAGCTGAAAGTTTAGCAGAAATAGAAATAGACACAAACCCGGACGCGATCAACATTCAACCTGAAGAAGCGATGGCAAGCCTTTTGCTTACGGCGTTCAAATACACTCTCCCCAACTACATCACCCTTCACATCCTATCACAATCGGCAGAACAGATACACGAAGTCATCATCGGTGACGAAGCCGAAGCGGACGTGATCGATATGCCGCAGATACTTGATCTTGACGCGTTGAACGCGGTTGCAAACCACGAATACAACGAGCGCCTCTACAACACCGAAACGACTTGCACATATGAACACGGAATGTTAGGCTCGATCCCGCTCGCTGTGCATTTTCCGACATCGGAATCCGCGCACACATATCAGGGCGCGAATTGCGTTCTTGAGCGGACGGAAATAAACTACGACCTCTCATCCGGGGTGGTCGTGACGCTCACGTTCAAGGAGAAAGCGAACACCTCCGGGACGATGAAGGTATTCCCCGGAAACATCTTGTACCGCAAGATCGCCGAATCCTACGCGAACGCCCCAAGCATTATAACCAACATCGAGTATTGTTGGATCGATCGCGTGACCGGCAAGACAAAGATACGATGGAAGGACGACACGATATCGGAATACTCGCAGAACGAGATCGAGATCGGGGAGAACGGCGTGTTGCTTTGGAAGGCGCCGCTAACTAAAAAGGAGAAGTTCAACTACTTATGAGCATAAGCGCGAAGATGTTTGGGTTTCTTCCCGTGATGAACGGGCGGATCACGTTCGAAGAG